ATGCCCGTACACAAAGCAACAGGTCCTAGAGGTGGTAAAGGTTTTCAATACGGAACTAGTGGTAAGGTATATCCTACTAGAGCACAGGCTGTTCGCCAGGCACAGGCTATAAAGGCCAGTCAAGCAGCAGCAAAAAAGTCAAATAACTCAAGGAGCAGATGATGACTAACTATAAAAAGAAGGGCGGAGGCAAAAAGCCGCCTAAAAAGTACTGATATCTTAAGATATCTATAAATATAATATTAACTCAATTAAGGAGGCACAGCAACGATGTCTGACAATACATTGGCAAACGATATGGTAACAGATACCACAGGCGATAATCTTGAAAATCTGGCCAGCGCAACTAAAACCTATACGCAAGAAGAATTTGATCGTCACATGGCAGGCATGAAAAGTGCCATTGCTAAAAAGTATGAAAAGCAGTTAAACACTTATTCAGAACTTGGTGACATTGAACAACTCAGACAGCTCAAGACTGAAGCAGAAAAGCGTCAGACTGAGCAACAGGTCAAGCGTGGAGAATTTGAAAAGATTCTTCAGGAAAAAGCGCAAAAATGGGAATTAGAAGTTCAAAAGAGAGATTCAATTATTAAAGAGTACAAGGTCAATACTCCTCTGTTAAGCGCAGCCGCAAACATGCGAGCAGTGGCTCCAGAGCAGGTCAAAGCCCTACTCAGCAGTAATGTAAGATTGAACAGTGATGGTGAAGTAGAAGTAGTAGACAATAAAGGTGCAGTTCGTTACACGGACAAAGGTGCTCCTTTAGCAGTGGAAGATTTAGTGAAGGAATTCCTATTAAATAATCCACATTTTGTTCAACCTGCTCCCGCTACCACTAACACTCGTAGCAGTCATGCATCAACAGATCTTAATAATGTTGATATCTCAAAATTGGACATGAAGAATCCAGAGCATAGAAAACTCTATGCCGCTGCCCGCAAAGGCAGATAATTTTAAACGCCTAATAATCAAGGAGATTTTTAATCATGGCTAACACAAGTTCTATTAACAGCGAATTATTCGCTAACCTGGTTACTGCTGCTCAGTTTGCTGCTTATGAAAATTCTGTAGCACGTCAGATGGTAACCGTATTTGACGCACCAGTAAACGCTGGTAAAGTTCTACAAGTTCCAGTATGGTCTGGTATCAGTGCTGAATTAATCACTGACGAATCAGCTAACTGGTCCTTTCTTTGCTGTGTTACACCCACGTCAAGCTTACAATGTTAAGAAGCAATTGGCCAACGCTGGCGCTTCTACAATCCCAAGCTTGAGCGCAGTTGGTGATTCAGTTCTTTCTGGCTTCTACCTAGGTACTGTTGCTGGTATTCAAATCTATGAAAGCGGTTTGATCACTGTTGACGGTTCAGATGACGCTATTGGTGCTGTATTTGCTCGTACAGCGATTGGTCACGCAATGCGTGGTTCAGTTGAAATGAACGAGTTGTATCTTCCTAAAGAGCGTGCCACAGACGTGGTGCTCAAGGCCGTTGCTGGCGCTGCTATTTTACAGAACAGTCACGGTGTTAAGATCACTGGTGACGCGGCTCTGTAATCAAGGAGATATGAAATGGCTTTCATTAAATCAGGTACGACTGTAACAAGTTTCGCTGAGTATCAAGATGTCATTGACGCTGATCAACGACTGTTTGATGCTAATGAAGGCCTTACTGATGACATAGTTGAGCAACACTTGACAAGAGCCACAGAACGTATCTTATCAAAGTTACGTACAACAGCATGGTGGCAGGATTACTATGTAAAACGTAGTAGTGCTAACATCATGACTGTGGCTGATATTCCAGCGTTGAATCCATCAAAGATCAAAGATCGTTACAACGATTTTACTGAACTCTGTGTTGTTATGGCATTGGCAGATTACATTCTGCCTAATGTCGCTGATTTTTCCAACGAGGACTCAGCTGAACGACGCAAGATGGGTTACTACAAACAGAGAAGTGAACTGTTATTTGAAGAACTGGTCACAGCTGGAGATTGGTACGATTTTGATGGTTCAGGGGCTATAAGCCAAAGTGAACGTCAACCTGGTATCTATAACTTGAAGAGAGTGAGATGAGAACCGCCATTTACGATTACATCAAAGGTCTATCATTGGGTCAATTCAGACTCAGTGATGAGCGTCCCTTTGATGCATCAGGTCAGGCTTTATACTTAAAAAATATGAAGACTGTGTATGTGGACCAAGAGCAGATCACACATGAAACGCTTATTGCCACGTTAGATGGTGTTAACATCAACGCAGAAACTACATCAGTTCGTGTCTACTTTAGCACAGACGCAAAGCAATTACCCTCAACTTATTCATCATTGGTCTCGTCAATTAAGACTGCTAGAAATGCCACTGCTATTCAAGGTGTAAACCGTAGAGAAGTAGATGTCACTACCAGTTATGAAGAAGACAAAATGGTTACAGAGTTTGAGTTTAGATTTACAACAATTATATAAAAGGAGCCAACATGGCATATATTAATCCAGCACCAGGAACTGCTAACGCAGTGACTCTGACGCTAGATGTGGCATCAAGTGAAACTGATATCACTCAAGGCGTGGGAGCATTAGCAATTCCAGCACTTCAAAATATGACAATCAACGCAAGTAATGATGTCTTTACTTGGAGTCAATTAGACAGCACAGCGAAGAAACAAATTGCTACTACATCTACTAACAGTATCTCTATGAATCTTGTTGTTGACACAGCAACATTCTTTGGAACAGTTGTAGGTGCAAGCATCACTGGCACTATCGCTGAACAGGGCGTATTTGGTTGCAGTCGCAACAAGACACTGATCAATTTTATTATCCGTGTTGAAAATGCAGCAACTGACACGTTCATCAAAGGCGTAGGATACATCACTGGTCTAGCACCAACTGTATCTGCTGATGCTCCAGTATGGGTATCACCAATCACAATTACTGTTTCTGGTGAATACACTGTATCAGCAACCTAATAAGTTTTTAGGTACGTGAAATAGGGGCGTTTTGCCCCTATTTTCTTTTCAATCGTGTAAATACAATATGGAGATTAAAAGATATGAACATTATAGATTCAAAGAACGATAAAGAATTACTACAGAGTATCTTGGCAGAACTAGCCAAGGCCACAAATGAATTACGCTGTGCCAAAGATGACATTCAAAAGGCGCAGAGCAGATTAAGTTTCGTATTAGCAGTTGCTAATTCAATGATTAACAGACAAGGAGATTAAGAGATGGACATTAGTAAACTAGCCAAAAAACCCCAACTTGCAAGAGTAGAAATATCAGATGCAGATATCGTAGAAGCCTACGGCGATTCTATTGTATTCTGGATGATGGATGAAATAGACATTGCTACCTATTTTAACTTCTATAGACTGCAACAATCAGAAGATAGTAAACAATTAAATGATCTATTGAGAAGAATTATTCTCAATGAAGATGGTAAGCCTGCCTTGGCTGAAGATGAAGTTTTTCCTGTTAATATTACTCTAGCGGTGTTAGTGGCCATTAACAATTTTTTGGGAAAGTTGAATACCAAGCAAGAGGAAAAAACGACTGGTCAAGAACAGAGTTAATTAGTATAGGAAACATATCAAAGATGTATGGTCAATTACCCAGTTATGTACGAGATAATGCCACAATCTATGATATCATGGTCACCAATACTTTGCTTGCTTGGGAAAATGAACAATATGAAAAGGCCAATGGAAAGCAATCAGTACCTGAACTTTCACAAGATGAAATGTTAGCAATGATTAAATCAGTGAGAAACAAATGAGTAAAATAGTTACTAGACTAAAAGAAGTTGAAAAAAGATTAGATCAAAAACGTCTAGTAGATCATGCTCATAAGTTTTTTGTCAGTGTAACTCCTAAAGCTACAGGCAATGCTAGAAAGAAAACTACAAAAACTAATGACAGCATTGTTGCAGATTATGCCTATGCAAAAAGATTAGAGCAAGGCTATAGTCGTCAAGCTCCACAAGGTATGAGTATAAAGTTAAAGTATCCGTTGAAGGCGGAGAAGGCATTAACAACCTTAAAAATGACATGGAAGGACTTGCTCAAGTAGGTGGTCCTCTAGGTGGTACTATTAATGGAATTATTAGCAGACTTGGTCCTCTAGGAATAGCAGCAGGAATAGCTGCCACAGCATTTGCAACATTGGGCGGAAGAGCAGCACAATTGGCTGGAGAACTCAGTGACATTGCAGGTGCCACAGGTATTGCTGCTGGTACATTAATGAACTTCCGTCAGAGTATAGTTGAAGCAGGTGGCAAGGCAGAAGACTTTGCACAAATAGCCTCAAGATTAAATCAAAGCATTCAAGAAGCTGCTGCAGGCAATGGCAAACTGCAAGAATCATTTAGATCACTAGGAGTATTTGTCACAGATGCTAATGGACAAATAAGACCCACAGAAGCCATACTTCGTGATATCATTGATCGCTTCCGTAGTGGTCAAATGTCAGCAGAACAATATGCCGCTGCCATTGATATTATGGGCAAGAACATCAATAAACTTGAATTAGCCAAATTACAGGCCATTGCTGATCCTATTAAAGATGAGCAGATTAGACAAATTGACAAGTATAACGAAGCTATTGATAAACTTGCTGAAACAATTAACAACAAATTAGTAACAGTATTTGGTAAATTAGCACAGAATATTAATGATGCCATAGGTAAATTTGCTGAACTACAAAATAAA